AATGAAAAGCACTTACAACCTAGTTAGTGACATATATAAACTTGTGGAGTCCAAAGAAGTAGCAGAAGGAGTGGACATTGAAGCATGTATAGACCAGTTCGGTGAAGCCGTGAAGGTACTCATGCGTCAAGAGTTCACAGAGAAGAGGGACGACTCACGTAAGTTGCGTATGTCCAACATAGGGCGTGAGGATCGATTCCTGTGGAACGTGTACAACGACGTGGACAAAGGTGAAGACATACAGCCACACACCTACGTCAAGTTCCTCTATGGACACATCATTGAAGAACTACTACTGTTCCTCACAAGAGCTGCAGGTCACGAGGTGACAGACGAGCAGAAGAAGTGTGAGGTCAACGGTATCAAAGGGTCCATGGACTGCAGGATTGACGGAGTTGTGACTGACGTGAAGTCTACGTCCACCTTTGCTTTCAAGAAGTTCAAGGAAGGCACACTGGCTTATGACGATCCTTTTGGGTACGTGGCGCAGATCAAAGGATACGCGCACTCCGAAGGTGAGACCAAGTTCGGCTGGCTGGCAATGGACAAACAAAACGGACACCTGACGTACCTGCTGTACGATACAGAGGACACACAGGCTCCTATCCATGACCTAATTTCCTACGACATTGGGGAAAGGATTGAACACATAAAAAAGGTCGTAGAGCAGAAGGAACCACCAAGCGTTTGTTACGAACCTATCGCAGATGGAAAGAGTGGCAACCAGAAACTCGCTATAGGATGTTCTTACTGCTCTTACAAAAAGGAGTGTTGGCCTTCGGTCAGAGGGTTCGCATATTCATCAGGTCCACGTTATTTAGTAGAGGTACACAATGAGCCGAAGGTCCAAGAAATCGAAGTTTCGTAGTGTCTTTGAGGAACACACAGCGGAAGTACTGAAGGGTTTTGAGTACGAACCGTTTACGATTCCTTACACAATACACAGAAACTATAGACCTGACTTCGTACACATCGCTAGTAATACACTAGTTGAATGTAAGGGTTTCTTCAGGGAAGGAGACACCAAGAAGTACACGAGTGTCAGGGACAGTTTGGAAGAAGGTCAAACGCTGGTGTTTGTACTCATGAACCCAAACAAGAAAATAAGAAAAGGAGCTACGATGACGATGGCCCAATGGTGCGACAAGGAAGGACTTGCGTGGTACACTTTAGACACAGTAGAGGAGTTGATGAAAGATGTCTCTAACTATGGAAGAAATTAAGGAACGACTGCTACGTGCCTACGATCCTGACGACTTTCTGGAAAGTTTAGAAATAACTTCAGAGGAAATACTGGACAGGTTTGAAGACAAGTTAATCAACAGACTAGAAAAGTTTGCAGAGGAGTTAGAAGGTGAAGAGGAGAACGAAGATGAGTATTGACATAGCGACACCAGAGGAGTGGAACAAGGTCAAAACTGTCGATCTTGTGGAGAAACCTCCTCATTACAACCAAGGCGGTATCGAGGCTATCGAAGCAATCAAAGCAAGTATGCCTAGAGAAGACTTCCACGGCTACCTCAAAGGTAATGCACTGAAGTACTTATGGCGCTACCACTACAAAGGAAAACCCGTAGAGGACCTTCGTAAGTGCAAGTGGTACGTAGACAGACTCATACAGGAACTTATCTAATGAAAGTAATCGAGGGAAACTTTAATGGCAAAGAAGAAAAGATACCTGTACCTAAAGTATTTGACGCAATTCTGTCAGTGGAGAAACTAGAGGACTACAAAGACGCCTTTTGTATAATCAAGTCGGAGGAGTTTGTAGTAGTCTCGACTAACATTGACCCACTAGAGCTTTACTTTGTGTTGGACCAGCTTAAGATGTCACTATTAACCGGAGGAGAATACGAACTATGATGAGCAAGTCTTTTAGAACCAGACCTGTTTTTTCTAATAAAAAAAGACCTCTAGGTCACATGAAGTTGCTTAAAACATTAAAACAAGTAAAAGAAATAGACCCTGAAAAAAACTGCTTGTGGGAAGAAAAAAACTCCTATACGTTATTTAGTGACTATGTTTTTGCTAGGACTAAAACAAGATTTAGGCCAGTCGGTGTTTTAGACTGGGCACATTATACCCAAGCAACTTTAAGAGAAGCTATTTTAAACGACAATCTGGACGAATACTACAAGAAAATGCTTGAAGACGAAAGAAGTCCTTCTAACGTCTGGGAAGATAAGCACAAAGAAGTAGAACTAAAAACTTACTACGCAGACAGAAAAAAATACTACGACAAACAGCGAGGAGCATAATGGACGCATATCAAGAATACATACACAAGAGCCGCTACGCACGTTACTTACCAGAGGAGCAGCGTAGGGAAACATGGAAGGAAACTGTGGACCGTTACTTAGACTTCTGGGTCAGTAAGGAGAAGCTGACAACAAAGGAAGCCAAGAGTCTATTCGACGGTATCTACAATCTGGACGTAATGCCCAGCATGAGGGCACTGATGACTGCAGGGGAAGCTCTGGACAGGGACAATGTAGCTGGGTTTAACTGCTCCTATCTACCTATAGACCACCCTAAAGCCTTTGACGAAATGATGTACGTACTTATGTGTGGCACTGGAGTGGGCTTCAGCGTTGAACGTCAGTACATCACTAAACTACCAGAGGTTGCGGAAAAGTTCCATGACACAGATACCATTATACACGTCGCTGACAGCAAAATTGGATGGGCTAAAGCGTACCGGGAGCTTATCGCAATGCTCTTTAGTGGTCAAGTACCCAAGTGGGACGTATCTGGAGTTAGACCTGCAGGGTCAGCCCTTAAAACCTTCGGAGGTAGAGCGTCTGGTCCAGAACCTCTTGTTGACCTGTTTAACTTCACCGTTGACGTCTTTCGAACCGCTGCTGGAAGAAAGCTTAGTTCCATCGAGTGTCACGATCTCTGCTGTAAGATTGCACAAATCGTTGTCGTTGGAGGAGTCAGACGTAGCGCCCTCATCAGTCTCAGTAATCTTACCGACGACAGGATAAGACGAGCTAAGTCAGGGCAATGGTGGGTAGATAATCCTCAGCGTGGCTTGGCTAATAACTCAGCTTGTTACACAGAGAAGCCTGACTTTGAAGCCTTTTTAAACGAGTGGAAGTCTCTGTACGAGTCACGGTCAGGCGAAAGAGGTGTCTTTAGTCGTGTCGCAAGTCAACGTCAGGCAGAAAAGAATGGCCGTAGAGACGCCAGCTTTGACTTCGGTACTAACCCGTGTTCAGAGATCATCCTACGTCCGTACCAGTTCTGTAACCTGTCTGAAGTAGTAGTCAGAGCAGAGGACACACTGGACACTCTACGTGCAAAGGTGAGGTCTGCAGCCGTCTTAGGGACGCTACAGGCGACTCTGACTGACTTCAGGTACTTACGTAAGATCTGGAAGGACAACACGGAAGAGGAAGCGTTACTAGGTGTATCACTAACAGGAATCATGGACCATCCAGTTATGTCAGGGAGGAAGAGTCGTGCAGAACTACAGGAGTGGCTCACGGAGCTTAAGAAAGAGGCTATTAAAACTAACCGCACTTGGGCTTTACGGCTTGGCATCAATGTTAGCACTGCCATCACTGCTGTTAAGCCTTCCGGTACTGTGTCTCAGTTGGTGGACAGCGCGTCTGGCATACACCCTAGATACTCAGAGCAGTACATACGACGAGTAAGGGCAGACGCAAGAGACCCTCTGTGTGCTGTCCTAGAGGCCGCTGGAGTGCCTGTGGAGATAGACGTGACTTCTGCTACTACTAAGGTCTTCTCGTTCCCCATAAAGTCTCCTAAGAAGGCTGTAGTAGCGACTGACATGGGAGCCATGGAGCAGCTTGAGTTATGGGAGTTGTATCAGGACTACTGGTGTGAGCACAAGCCTTCCATGACTTGCTACTACAGAGACGATGAGTTCCTAGAGGTGGGTCAGTGGTTGTACAACAAGTTCGACAAGGTTAGTGGCATAAGCTTCCTACCTTACTCAGAACATACGTACCAGCAAGCACCCTATGAGCCTGTGGACCTAGAGACGTACCAGAAGCTAGTCAAGGAGTTTCCAAAGACTATCGAGTGGGACATTGTTGAGGAAACAGACATGACCGAAGGGTCACAACAGTTGGCCTGTGTTGGCAACAGTTGCGAGATCTAGAGTGAAACTTAAGGGGGGTCTTAAGTGACCCCCTTTTTTGTTTTACTGTTGTGTCAGCATGGAGCCAAACCTTGCTCCTAACAAAGGAGAAACTTGGCGAACCTGTTGTCCTATAGGTGTTTGTACAAACTTCTGGGCGGCTACTTGGGGAGCAGCTTGACCTGCTAAAGCCCTTTGTACTGAAGGAGAAGACATTACCTGACCAGCTTTTAAAGAAGCTCCTAAAGATAAACTACCTCCTACTGCTCCTCCTGCCGCAACACCAGCACCACTCATGGCTCCAGCCATAGTACCTGTAGCCGCTAAACTATGATACCATGAAGGATTCTCAGGGGTTCTTGCTTTGTTAAGCGCCAACAAGTTTTCCTGAGAGCTTG